AAGGCTGAATCAACCTAAACTTAAGCATCTCTAAATCAATCTCTTTGTCACCCATCTTGGGAATCTCTTCAATATTTATTTTATTAATCTCTGCTGACTCTGCTTCCGCACACTCATTACAGCGACAACCTTGTCTGTAACGCACCCATGTGCCGTGTTGGCGCATAATGCTCGCTTTAGGATGCTCTACAGTGAGCGCTGTTCGCTCTTGTGGTGTGAGACCGCCCCACATTCCCCACTTCTCTTCCACTCCATCGTCTAAACATTCTTTCCACACAGGACATTGACGACATACTGCTTTAGAAATTATGTAGTAATTATCTGGTACGTCAGTGTCTAGCGGTGGGTACCAAAGGTCAATGGCTCGGTCTTTGCAAAGTGCGTCAACACGCCAGTCCTCTGCGAACTGTGGCAACTAGAACTCTTCCGTTGGAATATCATCGTGGATGCGCTTGTCACGAATCGGACGAATGGTATTTTCAATCGCAGTGTAGATCGCTGTACTCATGCGCTCTACTTGCTCGTTCATCTTTTCAATCTGTCCGAGAAGGGCAACGACTTCACCTGCTAAGCGCTTGTTGTCTATTGCCAACTGAAGGATGTTGTCCCAATTATCCAGCAAGATCTCTGCCATGGACAATTCAGCCTGAGCAGAGAACTCTTCCAATGTAGGTGTTGTTTCTTGCTTTACTATCTGTGGAATCATGCTGAGGGCATAAGACATGCGCTTGCGCTCACGCTCTAACTCCTGTTGCATCGTCCAATGGTTTGGCTCACTTGGATTAAAAATGTAACGAGGATCTTTTTTAGACATCCATTCATTGTAATAGTCGTGGTTGTTGTACATCATTGAAGACCCTCTTCCTGCACTTCGCAATCCCAACCACAAGCGCCATAACCGATGGCATCAGTCCAGTGGTCACGCTTTTCAGGAGTCCATGAGAGTCGGGCGATCTTGAGAAGCATCATCATGACAGCCACGTCATGTGGTTTGATCTGCACTTCTTGACGGCGGTCAATAATGCGCCGAAGGTAAGTGCTCCACAAGTCTCCTGTGGTGGCAAAGTCATCAATTGGATCGCCGTAGTCGGCGTCTCGGACACCATTTACTAGGTGATCGGCTTCCGCCAAGATGTTGGTACGGTTGGTGGGATTACTAGTCATGGTGCACCTCGCTGTTGGGTTGCGGGAATTATAGAGGTGCGTGAGCGGTTCTGTCAATTATCTTCGGATAGATCCAAGATATCTGAGTACATGGAATTGGTCGCATTTGGTCCCATTCCGCCACCTTCTAGCATGCGGTTGGATTCTCCAGCCTTGGCTCCAAATAATCTAGATAAAACTCCGCTGGATCCTCGTGCTTCCATCTCTAAACGGATGGTGTCACGGGTGTCTGAGATGTTCTTGAAACGGTCAATCAAGTTGAACAGGCGATCCATTTCGTTAGACAGCGCTGGGTCAAGACCTTGACCTTCCAGTTCTTCAGCGAAGCGAGCGAACATTACACGACCTACTTGCATCTCTAACAATGCACGCATCGCCGCCTGTAATTGATCCTTTGTACGGATCTCAATCGGCAAGTTAAATGCGCATTCTGTGTTTTCTTTAAATGAAGGACATCTACTGCTCAAATAGCAATTATTGCATTGGCGTAAAGGGTTCGCATTGTAACGAATTACGTTCACTTTTTCAGGGTCAATTTCTATTGATTCCCCTTGATTATCAACGGTTTGCGAGCCAAAGGAAGTGATCGTTTCCATACCCATTACTGGTAGCAATACACGGTCACTCTCGTGCCGCTTGTTTGGTACGTTGATAGCAATAGATGACCCCCCTGAAACCGCTAAAGTGGGGGTATGTGGTTTAGGGTCAATAGCAATTATTGACCCATCTTCAGTACTACTGATCTCTTGTTCGTCATCGTCATTCATAGGGTCATAGCCCCCAAAAGTATGGGTCTCCCACTGGCGCCATGAGGCGATAGCGAGGGTACCGATTGCGGATACGTTGTCATCCATCACAGCATCAAAGTCAATACCGAGTCGGATGATGTCCGCTCGGTGCTTCTTTCGTGAAGACTCTTTCTGTTGTGCTGGGTATCGGCGCAAGCCGTGACCGTCCCACACCTGTGTCTCGCCGTAACGGATAGCGCTCGTCCATGATCCCACGATTACGGTGTCCCATGGGATGCGCTCAATCAGATCGGGCTTAGATGTAATGCCGACTAACTTGGCACTCCAGCGCTGTTGTATGGACGCTATGCGCCCCACATTGCGTCCTGTGACCGCCTTGTCGCTGATCGCAGCACGACCGTACTTCTGGCACAGCCATGTCAGGCGCTCCAGATCTTGCTCGTCATTCCATAGCGGGTAGTACTTATCACCCAGCCATGTCCCGTCATACTCAGGACGCCCAATCACAATATGTATATTATCTGCGTGATCCCTTACGAACTGGTCAAATCGGCTTGTGTCCTCATCGTTCTCGGATGTGTACACAATGACCTCGCCACCTCCGAAGAGCACGCTGAGGTCTAGTTCTTTCTTCTTGGGGATCGGAAAGTGGGTCAGGTTGATGGCATGACGCTCTACCCCAGCGTCAATGAGCATCTTCCGATACGTCCCCTTTTCCGCTCCGCCAAAGAAGACTTTCATTCGTTTGAAGGAAGTTCTTCCCAGCCAGCCTTACGCCATACTGACGGGCTGTGGTTCTGCTCTACGAGCATCGCCTCAAGATCATCTACATAAAGACGCAGGATGTGAATGCACGGGTCGTCGCCCTCGTCCCATGCGCTGTCTTCGTCCTCGGTGGATGGTAACCCATCGTGTGTTGAACACACAGGAGGACCGACCCACTTATTCTCTAATCCCATTTTAAGCCATGAATCAAAATCCAATTTAGACATCGCCCCAATTCCTTTCTGCTCTTGCGAGAGCCTGCTTCTCGGTTTCTTCTACAATATCGCCCCACTCTTTCTTAAAGCGGGACTCAGACCATTCAGGTCTAACGGTGTGTGGCACCGTCATTAGCAGTGTAGGGATTCCGTTATGGGCTACACGGGCTATGACATTCGGGTCAACGTCAATGTACCAGTTGATGCGTCCATAAACAGCATGCAGATTACTAATTCTTGCGACCTTGGCTTCAACAGTGTTTTCAGGAATAAAATCAACCGTTGATGCTTTAAAGTTTTCACGCTTCAACCAACTAAGCAAACCCTCTTGGTTTTCTACGCCGTGAGCAAACACCACCATTCGTCCGCTGTATGCGGGGAACAGTGTGTTCCATAGTTTCCGACCCTCAGGTGTTGGTTGTCTTGCTCCGACATCATCACTTACTGGGCTAGGTACCGAAAGGACATCTAGCGACAGGATAATCATCAGTCGTAGAGACCCAACTCAATTCGTTGACGGTGCGTGTAGTACTCGGCGGCTGGGCAGTACATGCAGAGATACTGGCGCTTATCTTTAGGGACACCAACCTTGCGACCGACTGTCTTATCGTCTGCACACCAGTCAAGGCAACCTTGCTTAGGACGGTTGTGTCGGTTAAAGCACTTGAGTGCATCTACCTTTAACTCGTCACGAGTGTCACGGATGTAGACGTCGTTCTTTTCTAGTTCACCCTTGACGGCTGTCTCGGTGTCTAGTTTCTTGGCGGTCTCTTCATCTGTGCGGAAGATAATGGCGTTGCAGTCTTGTGGGTTTGGAACCTGTGCGTTGTGACGGTCACAGAGTTCACGCAACTCTTGGTCATACTCCGCAGGTCCGTCATACGGCTTCATCTTGTACATGACACCGTGTGTTTTGCATACCAAAAGACGATGCGCTTGATCATTGGACATGTTGTGCTCCTAACTTCGGTCTAGCCGAAGCCTACTACAAATTAATATGAGTTAGCGTTGTCACCACGTCCAACAGTTCCGTATGTCATGTATTTAGCCTGATCCATGTCATTAACACGGCGTGCAGTGCTATTACCATACAAAATCTCTGCGGGGTCATGTCCTCGGTAACTCATGTCTTCGGCGTCTTCCATGTCTGCGGAGCCTAAGCGATCCCTAGAGGTGCTGTCTTCTGGCTCCCAGTTCTTACCTGCAACATTTCCTAAGTTATGCCAGTCATCGTTAGTATTACGAGGGTCAGTTGCCGTTTCTCGGCGCATACGGTTTACTTTGTTGAGATGTGGCTCGCCCACTGGATTCATGCGATGGTCATGTGCCATGATTACTCCGTACCTTCTCTGCCGTATAACGGCTTCATATTCAATAAACCATTATGACATGATTTACACAAATGGGCTGTGAGATGCTCAGGGCTTTCCTGCTCTGTATCGCAATGAACGCAGGTGCGCTTATAGTCCTTCTTATTGACCGAAGGGTTACCTCTAAACGCCCGATAGTCGGGACGCATGTTATTGGTGCAGGTGTGCTTCGGGAGCGTTAGCCAAAGGGGTGCGCTCTACTATGCCGTATTGTGCTTGGAG